CCAGCGTGCAAGTCTGAAGGTAACAGACATCAATCCTGGGAAAACACGCATAATATCATAACCACCTCATCCCGAGCTGACGCCCAAGAAGCATAGCCTGATACTCATAATAAGTAGATATGCGACACTCAACACGTTCCGACAAGACCCGAGCAGCGTTCAAAAACGCTGGTAGATACTCATCAAAAATTTCTTCACCGTGTATTGCCAACTCCAGAGCCTGATCCTGAAGATTAACAGCAGCGAGCTCATAAACATCAACTGTTCCATGAACCCACATAGGAGATTCCAAAATAGTATCCATAGCAAGGGGGGCAACAAAACGACCAATTTCAGGATCAAACCGAAAACTCCGTTTTAAAAAATTGATCTCATCCAAACCTTTATACGGAAGAATAGTGTCTTCCTTTGACTCATCCGTGTATTTCATTCCAAACACAGCAAACTCCTCAGTCACACTAACTTGGTTAAACCAATCACACACAGAATCAGAAACATTGTATACATCATCATCACCATAGTTCACATGACCAACGTGCCTAGAATATGCAACACACGTCGCCAGAGCTGGCGCAAATTTCTTTGCAAGTCGCAAAAACACATATCGTGCCATAAGACTATGAACTATACAATTCAACAAAGTAGTGATAGGGCAACCAGATGGATTACCACCACACCACATGCAAATGCGATTGCCATTGATATGCAATGAAAACAAAACTTCCAAAAACAACATCAACCGAATCCAACTTTCATCCTCATTTCTGTCAAATGTTGCGTAAAATTTATCCGCAAGGTCGTAAAAACCCCACATAAAATCTGGGTGCATGGTGCAATCATAATTACTAAAATCACCGGCAAAAACCTTTGCCCCTTTACTTCTAATACGCTGTGCAACACGACCCCAGTCTGGTCCATACTCATTCACGCCAACACACGACTCAAAATCAACTTTATTCTTAATCATATGTGCCGAAAAACCACCAAAGTATTGCCGAAAGAGCACTGTGAATACCTGCTCACCAGCAGAAAACAAACGCGTTTTACCAGCTGCAACACGAGCCAATGGCCGTCGCTCATCTTTCAAAGTGTCCTCAAAAACAGCATTCATCCGTTCGCCTCGCTTCATTCGTGAAAATGCCACATCTCGTGCCGCAATAACATCAGGGTGATCAAATATATAATCCTCATCACCACCAAAGTAGGTTGTCTTACCGACACCAACTCTTGGCCATCCATAACCTGGAGAAGTTCGGCGATTCAAAGGCGGGTAATATTGATTGCCAACCTTTCCTCGAATAGCTTCTTCCCAACTCAACACACACGTATCATCTACACAAACACGCTGTCGAATCATTTGATCCACATCATTCACAGCCGCACGAACTAAATCATCATCCAGTAAAACAATAGGTTTTGGCTTTGTCTTTTCCCTTGCCAACTCCATCGGTGAAATAACTTCTCCACCTGCCTCAAATCTGCTCAGCTGAGCAGGTGCAGTTTTGGGTTCTGCCAATACACCATAAATGGGGGAAGGAAAAATTCTCGTTTTTCCATTCATGTGAACTCCATTCTGCATTGTACCCATTTCACAATGACCCTGTGGATCATGAGCAAACTCAATGAAACCCTCAACGTTTTGAGTCGCTAATGGATCATCAACAAGAAAATCCAGAGCCACATTTGCAGACTTGTCTTTCACACTGAGGCCATCCAAATATTTCCTAATAACCTCCTGAGTCACGGGTTGGGCAATTCCCTGATATAAATCATTGTCTATGCCCGCTGAGTGGATGCCCATCAATTTTCTATTAAAATTCCTATCATAACAAACAAGCACACCACCACAATCACCCTTCATTGTTTGAATTCCGTACTTAAAATAATCACGCACATACGCTATATCCATTTTTCCATCATTCATCACAAAAGCACGATCATCAGCAAACACAACATTCGTATAATAATGTTTTAGATGAACATTGTCACCACTATCATAACAAGTCATACATACCTGCCCAAGTGTTCTAAACCGGGCGTGATCCTCA